TCTAAATGGTATTATGATTGGGGTAATGATTTACTCCCCAAGAAGGATGGAACACCATACAATACAGAGAAGGGTGCTTTCCGTGGACATCCTTGCACTATATGGGCAGCACAAAGTATTGCCAATACTGCTTGGTTAATTCAACACGGTTTTGGATTACTTCAAGAGTATACGCATAGATATGGAAAGATACATTCTTGTCAAACTGCAATGAATGCAGCAGAACAAGTATTTGAAGATAGAACAGGGAGGACATTATTATGTCACAAAGAAGCAACACCATTCGCATTCGCAGGTCCAGATGTATTTAAATTTGACACAAGCATTGACACTCTTACTGCTTACAAGCGTTATATATCGTCCAAACCTTGGGCTGCATCTAATTATTTACGTGACCCATCCAAGAAACCGAATTGGTTATGAAACACATACTTTTTGATTTACTTGAGAGTCCTTCTGAACTTTTAGATAATGAAGATTATATTAGATTTAGTTTGTATAATGCAACAAAAATATCTAATTCAAAATTGATAAATCTCACAGTTCATAAATTTAAACCACAAGGAATTACTGGACTTGCAATGCTTGCTGATAGTCATATTAGTATGCATACCTGGCCAGAAAAAAATATTGCAAAGTGTGACATTTTTACATGCAATGATAAATGTTTACCAGAATTAGCAGTACAATACATAGGTGAACGTTTTAAAGCAAAACAAGTTACTTCTGAAACTTTTGACAGATTATTATGAAAGAATTTGATTATGGACTCGATTACAAGACAATTGATTTTACAATTGAGGAAAACCGCAAACTTTATCGCATTGGAAGGGGAGAACAAGGAGTGTTACTGGTTCGCCCTTATACTAACGATATATGCTCTCATTGGAGATTTGTAAATGAAACTATTGCTCGCAAATCTGCTGATAAAATCTACTCCATGTTTTGTGACTATAAGAAGCAACAGGACTTCATTGGAATGGATATGGCAAGGAAGTTTCTTGAAATGGGATTTACTCGCTCCCGTAGGTATGCAAATCATCCTAGTGGGAAGAAGTACGCTAGCGATGGTTCCGTATCACCGCAGTCGCCAACCGCACTACACTGTGAAAAGTCCCGTTCTGCAAGCGTTTTCAAACAAATGAGAGATAAAGCTGCATATGATGAAAAGTATGTTACAATGAGAAAAGAATGGAGATCACAAGAATGATTTTTTTAGCATGCCCACCAGTATATACTTTACCTGGTACTTGGAATGACCCAGATAAAATAGCAAAGTGTAATGATACATTAATTCCACATTTCACATTTAATCCAAACTATACCTTTGGTATATCAATCGCAGTAATTACTATCTTATTAGCAGGTTATGGAATCTATAAAGGATTCTTTGCGAACAAAGGATTGACAGATCCTTGGGATGATCATGATGACTAAATTAATTGATAAAGACGATCCACTTTGGTTTGGACAGACATGTAATAAACCCTATGATCGTCATCACTATAAGATAGTTTGCCAAGACAAATCTTTCGTGGTAGAATCTTGGGATGAGGTTCAAGAGTATTGGTGGAATAGACGAGGATTTAATCCACCACTTATTGAAGTGATTGACAAACCAAAACCAAAATCAAAAGGTTTTAAATAATGAGTGACTTTATATGGGTTGAAAAATATAGACCCAAGACAATTGATGAATGTATTCTTCCTGATAGTATTAAGAAAACCTTTCAGGATTTTTTAGTCGCAGGAGAAATACCAAATATGTTATTGTCAGGTCCACCAGGTATTGGTAAGACCACAGTAGCAAAAGCATTATGTAATGAACTAGGAGCAGATTACTATGTCATTAATGGATCGGATGAAGGACGTTTTCTGGACACTGTTCGGAACAACGCAAAGAACTTCGCATCTACCGTCTCTCTTACGAGCGACTCAAAACATAAAGTCATCATCATTGACGAAGCAGACAATACCACTTCCGACGTACAGCTCCTTCTCCGAGCGAGTATTGAGGAGTTCTCCAGAAACTGCAGATTTATTTTCACCTGCAACTACAAGAACAAAATTATTGAACCACTCCATAGTCGTTGCAGTGTTATTGACTTCGCAGTGGATAAGCGATCTAAACCAGGAATAGCAGCACAATTCTTTTCAAGAATCAATTACATATTAGAACAAGAGAAAGTTGAAAGTGATAAGAAAGTTATAGTTGAATTAATAAGTAAACATTTTCCAGATTGGAGAAGAGTTTTAAATGAGTTGCAAAGATATAGTATTGGTGGTATAATAGATTCTGGTATACTAGCATCATTCTCTGATGTTGCTGTAGACGATCTTCTTAAAAGTTTAAAACAAAAGAATTTTTCAGAGGTTCGTAAATGGGTTGTAACTAATTTAGATAATGACCCTGTAGTATTACTTCGTAGGATATACGATAACCTATATGGTTCAATGGTTCCTACAAGTATTCCTGCTGCTGTTTTGATTATTGCAAAGTATCAATATCAAATGGCATTTGTTGCAGATCAAGAAATTAATTTACTTGCTGCACTTACAGAAATCATGGTAGAATGCGAGTTCAAATGAATATATTTGGACTTATTGGTATTCTTCTATTAATATCAGGTATTGCATCTGGTTTTGTTGCATACTATGCTGTTATGAACTTATTAAAATGACTAAATCAACATTTACAAAAACTAAAGCACAAATGAAATCATCAAGTTATTATACATTCTGGAGTATAGCAACTGTAGCAGTTGTCGCAGGTCAAATTTATGTCGGCACTGGATATCGAACAATGTCAAAATCATTAGATGCATGGTTTGATAAAACTATAAGTATTATGATACAAAAACGTCTTATGGGACAACCAGAACGAGGAGGAGTAGAGTTCTTAAATCGTACTGATCGCAGACCTGCTGAAATTAATCCTGATGATTATATTATTTGGGAAACAACTGAAAGTAATGTTAATGTTGATTAATGAAACAATATAAAACTCCTCTTCGTTATCCTGGTGGCAAGTCTCGTGCCTGTATTAAACTAGATACATTCTTTCCAGATCTTACAAAGTATAGTGAGTTTCGTGAACCGTTTCTAGGTGGTGGTAGTGTTGCAATTCATGTAACTAAAAAGTATCCGAAGATTAAAATATGGGTCAATGATTTATATGAACCTTTGACTAATTTTTGGCAGCAGTTACAACATGAAGGAGATTATATTTACAAACAATTACAGCAATTAAAATCAAGATATCCTGATCCATCATCTGCAAGAGGATTATTTCTTGATGCAAAAAAGATAATCAATGATTGGAAGACAGATGCAAAAGATCGTGCTGTTGCTTTTTACATTGTCAATAAATGTTCTTTTAGTGGTCTTACAGAATCATCTTCTTTCTCTAAACAAGCAAGTGATTCTAATTTTTCAATGAGAGGTATTGAGAGAATACCTGGTTTCTCACAATTGATTGAAAGATGGAAAATAACTGGTTTAAGTTATGAGGATATGTTGAGTGATGAAAAGAATGTATTCACATATCTTGATCCCCCTTATGATATAAAAGATAATCTATATGGTAAGAAAGGTAATATGCATAAATCATTTGATCATGATCAGTTTGCAAGTAATTGTGATCATCATACAGGACATCAACTTATATCATACAACAGTAGTCAGTTAGTTAAAGATCGTTTTAGTGGTTGGAATGTGTCACAGTTTAATCACACATATACAATGAGATCAGTTGGTCAGTATATGAAGAACCAACAACAGAGACAAGAACTGGTGATTTATAATTATGGTAGTCCTGTTCCAAAGTTACAATTTAGTTTTGGTGAATGTTATAATTACAAGAAATTAGAGAACGAAGGTCTTGTTTCATAAATACTTAAAAATTGTCAAGATAATGAAGACATTTAAGGAATTTTTAGACGAGAGTAGTCTTTCCAGAATAAAGAGTAAATCAGATAAAGGTGGTATTGCTACAATGTCTGCGTCCAGAGCAGATAAGTCTGCAAAGGAAAATCGTGCAAGAGCAAAACAATTAGATAGAGATATCCGTGGTAGAGGACTAGGTGGTGCTACAAAAGTAACTGGTTCATATATGGAGAAAGATAAGAAGACAGGTGAAGAGAAGAAAGTCAAAGAAAGAAGTCATGTAGTCTCATCAGGAAAAATGGGTAAGAGAAAGTTCAAGAAGACAGTAAAGGCACTTGGTAAAAAGTATGGTCAAGACTCTGTGTTGACACAAACGAAAAAAACTGGTACACTATCAGCAACAAGAAAAGGTGGACTTGGCAAAGCAAAAAACATTAAATTAGGAAAATTCAAACCACAGGGTAAAAACCCAGAAGGTCAATCTCAAATCAAAGGAAAAACTTTTACATACGGTTAATGACAACACCACTTTACGACGACTCCAACTGGAGAGAAGAATACAAACAGTATACAAGTAACAAACGTTATCTTGAATTATTGGAAAACGGACCTAAACAACTTTCTCAAGCATGGGTATTAGGTGCATTGTATAATGAATGGAAGAAAATAAAAGGATATAATAAATTCGATCCAAAAGAAAACGAAGGTCAACTACAATCTTCATTTAAGGAATTTAATAAAAAGTATGAGTGAATTTACCAAAAGGCATATAGGTATTTCACAAGAAGAAGAAAAGAAAATGTTAGAGGATCTAGAAGTCTCTAATATTGATGAACTCGTTCGCCAGATAGTTCCTGATTCAATACTTCTTCGTGGTGAAAGTAATTTACCAAAGGGTTGTAGTGAGCAACAAGCACTTACAGAATTAAAAGAAATATCAAAACAAAATATAGTTAAAAAGACTTTAATTGGTCAAGGATATTATGGTACAATAGTTCCTCCAGTTATACAAAGAAACGTGTTTGAAAATCCTGCATGGTATACTTCTTACACACCGTATCAGGCAGAGATATCTCAAGGTAGATTAGAAGCATTATTTAATTATCAAACTCTGATCACAGAACTTACTGGATTGCCAGTTGCAAATGCATCATTGTTAGATGAAGGAACTGCAGCAGCAGAGGCGATGATTCTTGCATATAATAATTCTAAAAATAAAAATATTTTTATTGTTGATAGTGAAGTATTTCCACAAACATTAGCAGTTTTAGAAACTAGAGCAGAACCATTAGGTATTGATATAATTCAACATGATTTAGATAGTAAAATACCACTATCAGATTTTGAAAATGCTTTTGGTATATTAGTTCAATTACCAAATAGAAAAGGTA